GAAAGGAGATATTTTTAAGTTGGTATTAAGATTGTGTAATATGATGATATCTATATTTTATAGTATCAGTGCTATAAAATCAAAAATAAGTCACTAATTAACTATCACTCCAATTATAAGTCTTTTTCCCATTATTTTTTACAGTTATATGGTATGCTTTTAATGGCTTCAAATATAAAAGAGTTTAAAGCGTAACACACTTTTGGGGAGTGGTTTTTGGGGAACGCTTTAAACTCTTCTTTATTATTATCTCACAATTTAACCCAAATGTCTTTCTATTTAAAAAATCAAAGTAAAACTTTTCAAATATACAGAAGTATAACTATGTGAAACATCCTTTCATTAATCCATAAAAGAATACATAAAAAAGCCACTCATTTGAGTGGCAATGGAGAAAAGCTCCGGACGGTTATGAGCCGTCTGCTCTAACCAACTGAGCTAAGGGTACGGAAAGCCATCACAACTACTGCAAACAAAAAATGGCAAGAAAAAAATCGTGAACATGCTCGTTATTTACGGAATCGCAGCACCGCTCGATCACTTATTCGGAAACAAGCTACTTTTGAAGATTTGCAAGAGTTAGAAAAGTTGATTGCAGAACGAAAAAAAGACCTCCTACTCGATTCCGAGTAAGAGGTTGCTTTACTATGGAAATAAAATTATTTTCTCTACTCTGTTAAGCTAACAGTTTCTCGAGTTCATAAATTGAATCAGCCGATGATTCAATTTCGTGTAACTCTTCACTAAAAGCTGATTCTCCATTTGATGAAAAAATATCGTAAGTTACTATTCTTGAATCCTTTTTCATTAAATATGATAACATTTGTTCTAAAGTACCATCTGCATTATTTTCTCCATTAGATTTATATAATAGACTGATTTTTTTTGGCTCAATATAATTTTCTGTGATAAAATTCATGCGTTCAAGCCACTCGTATGCTGTCGATATCTTTTCAGGAGCAGAGTGTATCAAATCAAGATTGTTATTTTTTGAGTACCCAAAATCAATCGTATAGGATTTACCTAATTCTTTTATTGGTTTAATCTTAATGTTTCTTTTAATATAATTTGAGAGATTTTCTTTACTCTCTATAAGTTGAATTGCTTTTTTCTTAACAACCATTGAATTACTCCCAGATTCTTCATCTAGAAACTTTAAACCAATATATTCTTCAGATAAATTTCTAAATAAAAGGTCAGAATTACTCGTTTTAGCAAACCGGACATCTGAAAAAACGAAGTTACCAGGCAATTGTTGATTAATTACCTGATTAATAAAAGTATCTGCTGAAGGATTGAGGCCAAATCTCAAATCATTTTTATCTACAGAATTTAGCAAAAATGTAATTATGTCGTATCCGAGCTTATAAGATTTTTCATCTACCTTACTATGCCAAACAGATTTAAATTTACTATTTTTAGGTCCTAAAAATTGGTACTTCAATTCTCCGGTTTCCGGAATATTCATCAATATACCTATGTTTATTATCTCACCTTTGGTTACATCCGGCAGATACCGAACTATTGAATACCAGGCGACTCTTCTAACTTCAATTCTTTCCATTCCAGTTCACCTCCCATATGATTAGAAAACAAGTTACTATTGACCATCCGCATTATTATATGTCTTAATAGCAACTTCTGTCTAGAAAGATATTCTAAATATTTATTTCTTTGACTTACACCTTGAATTACCCATTCATCGGGGATTTCATTCAAGATTGTTTTCAATTGTAACTCGCTAAAATTTTCAATTTTATATATTATTTCACTAAAAGGATTTTCTGTAGTTAAATCAATATTATTCTGAATGCCTTGAAAAACAGCTCCAAAAGAGTATCCTCCACCAACATCTCTCAAAAGTTCCATAAAAAAATCAATGTAATTAGGCAATTTGTTTTTTTGTAAAAACTCAATTTTTTGTAAATTGTAAACAGGTCCCGCAAAGGCATGTCCATGATCTATAGCGTAGACTTTTCTATTTCCAAGTCCATCATTACCGACCAATAAATTGCCTTCGTTAGTAAACCTATCAAAGTTCTGAACAAATAAATCAAAAGTAATTATGCTTGCATAATCTTGTACATTAACTACATCTTTAAAATACCCTGTCCATGTTCTTCTGATTCTAGGCATTCCCATTTGTTGCGCTAATGCTATATTCTCCACTAAATTATCTTCAACATCAGATATCTCCTCCGTTGCAAAATAAAGACCAGGTTTAAATTTATTACTAAACCTTAACTCACCATTAGCTTCTACGAATTCTTTTTCGATTTCAATTATAGCAAAGTTAGGAACAGGTACATTTAATTGTCTAGCAAGTAAAGAGCATAAAAGCTCTTGAAAAAATACAGCATCTTGATGAAATCCATCTACTATATCAGTTTTTAAATAATATTTTTTACCATTACTAGCAATGATTTTTATTGGTTTAGATTGACCTAGTTGCGGACTAGGATCGTTTAAATAAGTTTCTGCAAAAAATTGATCAGTCAAAATTCATCCTCACTTTTCTATATTATCTGCTAAACTAATTAAACCAAAAGAAAGCCCTAAAGACAATAGCTTTTGGGCTTCTTAGCAGATATAATCTTTGAGGATTATGAAATTACATTAGCATACAGGGAACATAAGTTCAAGTTAAACGTTTATGATATTAAAACAACACTTTTTGATTTATATAACACTGAATTTGTAACAAAAATGTTATATATGATTCCAAGTACTGCCCCTCATCGAGGGGCTATTTTTTTATCGTTTCGGAATATTCAAATACCAACGCTTATCATGAAAATCTTGTGCTCCGCCTTTAGTGTTCCCTTCTGGATCATTCGTTGCACGCATCATGACATAGACTTTCTTATTAGGAAAATTACGCATATTGAAAGATACATGATAACCAACATTTCCAGAAGTATTATAAGCTTGATTTACATCTGGTCTATAAATTCCATCAGCTCTTACTCGAGCTAATTCTTTCCCAGTATTGTAGTCCATAATGAAAATATACTCGTATTTATAGTTAGCAATATGCCATCCAGCCACATGCAAGTTTGCGTTTTCGATTTCTCCGAACTGATCAATGTGGGCGTAATTTGTTCCATCTGTCAGTGTAGGATTTGCAGCACCTGCTCTAGTTGGATCAATGACTGGTTTATCCTCCGAAGTAGTTGGATTATCATCCGTAAAACCATGAGCCAAATCATAGGCTAGTTTTTCTTTACTTACGCCCATTTCAGAAAGATAACCGTAAGGATCTGTATGATCGCCCCAGATATTTTGTGTTACCCATAAATGCGATTTGATTCCTGGTTGGTTATAAGGCGTGTCCAATGTTAATGGAATACCATATTTCATCGCTGAATCTCTAGCCAATTCAACGTATGCTTTATAGTTCTTTTCAAAAGTTGCTTTATCATGTGTGTGCTGTAACTCAATCTGCACAGGACTGTTAGCATTAGCATATGAACCAGCCCCATACTGCACATAACCAGGTTGACCGACTTGATAAACAATTCCGCCGTCTCCCACAATATAAGCAGTATAAGCGCTAGTCCATGAACGTTGCATATACTGCGCTTCATTGCGTCCTGTTGCTGTTTCATTAGCCGTTTCATGCAGTAAAATGTACTGATTATTTGCTACTTGTGAGCTACCTTCGTTTGGGCCCAAATTAAATTCATTGTTAATCGTATAGGCAAACCCATTAATCGGCAATAAAAAAAGAGCCGTTAACAGGCTCATCGCAGTAATAGTAATTTTCTTTTTCATTTGTTTCCTCCTATTTTTTCAAATTATAAGCCGACACGCCAGTGATAACGCCTAAAAATGTTGCTACTGCATTGATAGTGAGTACTGTCATATCTGTTCCATTCCATCCATACGCTTTGCCTAGTGTTGCAACTAATACAGATGTAGCTGGCAATACTGTTAAAACTGTCCATTTAATGACTTGATAATACTTATCGGGTAAAATCATTTTTTTCGCTTCCTTTATAGTTTAGTCAGGAAATAGCCAATGATTGTAATGCCTAAGCCAATCATATAGCCCCAAGCCCATTTATTATTGTTTTTCATTTCCTTGATGTCTTCTACATTGTTTAGTGCTACTGAATAGGCTTTATCTGCCAAATCTTTTGCACTATCAGCTTTTTCTCTAAGTGATTCGTAGTTGTCTAATTTTGTTTCAATTCTTACTAATCTCTCCACAACGTCTTGGAGCGCTTCTTCTTTCATGTTCCACCAACTTTCCAACAAAAAAGCACATCAATTAAGATGCGCTTTCTTCTTTGCTAATGATTTTATCTGCTTCTTCGTCTGTAATGCATAGTGGAACGAATAGTCGAACTTGATCGTCAGTAAAACAGCCCCAATCATACATCATTTTCACATCGCTAAAACTAAACATACTACTCACCTCCCTTTGAAGCTGGATTTAGTTGCTCTTTAATTTCTGAAATGTCTTTGCTATTTTGTAACGAAGCAAGCATCATTTTTGAATTGATTTGTGTTAAACTGTCAGCTTTTTCTTTCAATGCAGCATTTTCCTGTTTAATCGCTACATCGCTTAGCATGAGTTTGGCGTTGAGCTGTTTTAAATCGCCGTTCTCATTTTCTAACGACTCATACATCGCTTTGAGATTGTTTAAATCGTTGTGATCTAGTACATTCACTAAAACAATCCATTGGTTCAGTTTAGGATCAAACATCTGATCAGCAATCGTTAGTGGTTCCCCATCAGCACGTACCCCTTCAAGCGGTGGCTGATCTGTGTAAGGAACGGATACAAGCATGTCGTCCAATACTTTTCCTGCGTACTCTCCGCCAGTACGTCCATATTTCCAAATGTTTTTCATTTATTTCCCTCCCAGTAATTGAATTTCGGTTTCCAATTTGGAATCGGTGGTTCGACTTCTGTGCATTCTTCCGGTAAATGTTCTTCATCATTCACAATGATTTGCTCGAATCCGTAAGGTTCAATTGGTCTATATGCTGCCTTCATATCGATTCACGCTTTTCTAAATCGTGTAAGTAATTGCAAAGGTATAATCCGATCCATAACTTGAGTTTCTTCGCCATTTAATGGCTCCATCTGCACCAATAGATAACTGAGCACTGTTCAAAGTAGAACGGTCTATCGAGCCAACCAGTTGCTCAAAACTAATTGGTGGCCGATAGCCTTCTGGAATTGTTAGTATCGTTGAATCATTTCCACCACTGCTTTTTCCGTTTAAAGCCACAAAATATATAGAAACTGTTTTTCCTTCACGATAAAGCTTTGCTGATCCGGTATTCCCGTTTGTAACTGTTAAGGTTACGACTTCATATTTGTTGTCGTCTGATGTCAATACAGATTTTCCTTTTGATTGAATACCATCTTCGAAATTTTTCAATCCTTCGATGGATTGCGGTTCGGTCAAACTAACCGTATTATTCAAGCCTTTTTCAGTATATTCAGGCTTGATGTCCCAACTGTAATCATTCGGATTGTTGCTGTCTTTCAAGCCTTCACCGAAGTATTTATACTCACTAATATTCGGGGTTCGGGTGTCGCCTTTTTCAATCTTAAGCCAGTCAATTTGAACAGCGCCTTTAGTTGCACTAGGGTATTGATATATATTCAATTCTCTTAGTGCACCTGCGTCTATGTTAGCTTGCGTTACTGTAAATACTAGTTGCCATACGTCTGTCATACCTTCAACAGGCGTTAAGTCTCCAGCTTTAATTGCACCTTGCCAATCTAAGTAAGCTACAAAACTCTGAGTAGATGGTTTAGTTGCTTTCATAGTGACTACATATTTCTGGTTAACTTTGTAGTCTTCTATATTGGCTTTTGAATAAACAGAGTATTCAGTTGTAGTAATAGGAAACTGCACATCTTTGTTTGCAATGTTCTCACCCAAAGCCACCTTACTCAAATAATATGGTGCATCTAGTAAGTTAGGCTGATATGGTGTGGCTGTAGAGCCTTCTTCGATTTTGATGTTTCTTAACCTAACTTTACCAGATGGTTTAAGATTTCGAGTATCTCTAAATAATGGATACCATGCAGTTGGTGTGTTAGAATAATGCGGTATCGTTCGCGTTCCGATAAGCGTCTGCCACGTATTCAATTCATTTTTAGGTACTGTATCTGTTTGTAACGCAAGGACACCACCTGGGAAGTATGCGTGTTGTAGCCTTATTCCAGTTGGGTCACCCACAAAATCACTTTCTAACATAATTTCACAACTGATTGTATATTCTTTTCCTTCTACTAATGAAGTTTGTGCTCTTGTAGTATACCTCGATAATGGATTTGTGCCATCTAAGGTAAACACAATCTCATCATTATCATCCGCGACTGTTGCGCCAGTACCTAAAGAAAAACTTGAAGCATTAAGTTTAGCGCTAAGGTTCGGATTCCCACTATAATCATAGTCACCGAAGTCGATGCTGTTACTGTACATCTTTTTCAACTTGCCGAGATCGCCGATTTGCTGATTGGTTTGATCAATACGATTATTTGCCTTATCAATACGATCATTTACTTGCTTATCTGATTCATTTATCAATCTTACTAATTCGTTATATTTCGAGTAGATTTGATCGTATTGGACCTGTTTATCACTAATGAACTGATTGAAAGTGGTTTGCATTTCACTCTGTAATTTTTCCAATGAAGAAATATAGTATTTCGCTTGCTCCGAATTAATATCTACTCGTTCTAACACGTCTATGATGAAGTTCTGAAAAGTTACTTTTTTGCCGTTAGGATCTACATATTCAAAATATGCTTGTTTGAATTGATGACTCGTGCTGAAATTTGACTTAGTGAACGTGTAACTAATTAACCCATTAGTCGAATCGATTATTTCTGGTTCTCCCTCGGTATAGTTACCGTTTGAAACTTCGCCCACAAATTTCAAAGTACCGTTTAGATTAATTACAAAAGGTGTAATTTCATCTTCCTCAAGAAGTTGTACATTGATTGTTGTGAGCCCCCCATCACCAACTCTACCAACAACACGGTGACGTAGATAAGGCTGTCTCTTATTTGCAGATAATTTAATTTCTAAATTTGCCACTCTTCCATACCTCCTAACTAAAAAGAAACTATATACCTAAGCACCATATTTGCGTTATCTCCACTTGCATTGCTTGCTGCACCTGTAAATATATTAGTATTCGAATTATAGTTTATTCGTTTACTAAACCACTTTTTGTGATAGTCATCAAATCCTGAAACAATTTCTCCTAAAACATTAGTAAAAGTTACACGCTCCTTATAAAAAGGCGTAGTTACATATCTATCCTCAATTGCTTGCCCGTTTTCGTATGGGAGCCATACTAACAAAAAACCTGAAACTGTCTGCCAAATTTTTTTTGAAGGTTGGACAGTTTGAGTATCATGCATTAACGCAGTCCCCCTCCACAAAATTTCTCCTTTAGAGAGAGTCAGCTCGTAACTATCCGATATCTTTGAGATTGAAACAGTTGATCCAGTAGAATTAACTGAGCATAGTGGTAAATTATAGACCTTATCACCATTGTTTAAATTACCTTTTATAACTTTTGTTATAAATTCTAGCTTGACTTGATTATTAGTCCATTCATATTCTTCCGATTCTGGAAGAATAGATCCAGGTATAACTTCTTGTGTCAAATCCACTGTTAATGCTATATAACCACTTGAGTTTGCTGGAACTGTTATACTTTCTTCTTGTCGAACAACGACCATACGACCTTGAATAATCGCTGCTCCTGCAGCAACTTTTACTGTTAATCCGCTTGAAGATAAATTCATAGACTGATCGTAACCATCAATAACCTGATTTTTCCGATTATATAAAACGTGATAAAGTCTAGCATCATTTTCTGCGCTTACTTTCACGTTTTCAAATTGATATCCATCCACATTGCTAACCATTTTTTATCCCCCATTATCTTCAAAATAATCCATAAAACGACTTCTTATGTTTCCGAAAGTCAATTCCACAAACTCCTTATCACTTGATATTCGCCAAGCTGTCAAAACCGACTTGTATATCTTTCCTTTATAAGAAATCGTGGCAAACATCCCTGTTTCAATCGTTTCGACATTCAAATTTTTTGCATTTCTTACAACGTTCACTTTGATTTCATGCGAATACGTATTGCCTTTCAACTCTGATTTTGCCACATCTTCGTAGGATGCTTTATCTTCTGCGGTTTGATCGTAGATATTAACCAAATTGACAGTTGGTTTCGTGATATTTTCTTTCGATCCATCTTGTGTCAAATTGTTTTCTTCGTCCAAATACCATGTTGACAGTATTATCGGTTTCTCTATATCTTTCATTGCTTTATCAACGATTAATAGCTTGTTCTCGTTTCCAGCGCCCGGCGCCTGAACAAACACATCCCAATCGCTAAATTCAGAAGAATTGTCTTTAATGTAAATTGATTCATTTACAGCACGTATGCCTGTATAAATTTTTCTGTTTTGAATTCCCTTGAAATACCATTTTACGTTGTATTTTTTGAAACCATTGAGAATATACGCACTTAACTTGTGTTTATTCGTATCGGTAGCTTGATACGAATGAGAGGTCGCACTTTCTGCTTTGACGTCTAAAATATCTTTTAGTTGTTTCGTTGGATCATTCAGCAAATAGTATTCAATCAACCGCCGGATATGCTCTTCGTAGTTATCTCCTGACACACGTGCAGTCGGTATTTCACTATCAGCTAAACTAAGTAAGCTTTTACAACTGATTTTTTTGTCTTCCTGTGACGTAATTACACCAAAATATGCAAATTTTCCACTAGGAATATATTTTGCTAGTAGAAAATCGCCTGTTTTTACAGGAACGTACTTATCCATCGTAAAGCTACTAGCCTCTTCGTTGATCTCGTCCGCACCAAATTCAAAACTGTTAGAGAATAAATGTTCGTTATAAAGCATTAAATCACGATGAAAAAGCGTGACTGCTAAAATCAAAACAGATCACGCTCCTCGTATAACTCAATCTCTACGTCTGCCCCCCCAACATGAAACACAATGCTGAATTCTCCAGTTGGGGCCTGAACAAAATTAGTTTTTGTATAATCCTGTTGTTGGTAGACAGAAGATTCTACCCCTGCAATATCTTTTAAAATCGCCGTTGTATCTTCAAAAAGGCTTGATACTTCTAGAGTCTGTGTTTCAGTCATATCTATGAAGTATCCATCCGTTGCGATGATTTGTGAGTTTTGGATTACTTCCCAATACGGATTTGAACACTTCCCAATCACACGAATTTTTAGCGGGGACATCCGTTCCTTGCTATTCGTTAGGTATACAGAATTATTATTGAATTTGAATACACCTTTTTTCTCCCACAAGTTTTGAGTGTAGATATAAGATCTTTTATACGGAAAAACCTTACCACGTGTTTTCACTACATTCGGTCGCTGAATTAATTTTTCGCGTTTTACGGAATACCAGTTTGATGTGAAATATAGTTCTAAAGTGTCTGTTAGTAACGATGTTTTCGGATCGATTTCAGTCTTACTTAAAGATTTTAGACTGCATCTTCTTACCATTGTTTCGCCGTCAAAAGCAAATTCCAGTTCAAACGGACCTTCCGATAGGAACTGCACAAGTGAATTGTACAGTTCTTTTTCTCGAAACCCATGCACAGAAATGATTACAGATGACTGAAATTCAGATATTTCAACGTTCTCACTGCTTTCTCTGAAATTCCCCCACTGTCCCACATGTTCTTTTTTTACTTCAAACCCCATATTACTCAACCCAGTAGCAAAATAATCCTCCGTAGACAAATCAATTTCTTCGTTTATTCTATTTCTCAGTAATACAGTTCGCATCTACATCCTCCTAACCAAGATCTTCTGAATATCTAAAGCTAAATCTCTATCAGTTCGGCTATTTCCTTTGAAAAATGCCAGCAATAACGATAACAGCTGATTCGTTGTTGCCGCCTGTTTTTCAATGGCTTCTAGGATTTCGTAATCACTGGAAACAGTTGTCGCATTTCCATAAGTTTTAGGAGAAACTCCTAGTTTGTCCATTGCGATAGACAATAATTGCATCGCTCTTGATCGTTTAGCCTTATCTAACGGAATAATAATTTCTGGCTTGTTTCCTTCTGCGATTTCCGCAATTTGATGTTGGTTTACAATTCCACCGTTTGCGTAACCATGACCACGCCCAATCACACCTAATATATCCGAACCATAGCGTTTTTTAGCGTAGTTGATAGCTGCTAAGATATTATCGAAACCGCTCATTATATTGCCGTATCCTGGAAAAGCATTCGCAGCAAATGTTCCCGGTTTTGTTTGGAGCAATCCAGTAGCATTGCCGTCTGCTAAGCCGTCATTTCCACCAATGGCAAGCGGATTGCCACCTGACTCTGTTTGGATTTGTCGCATCCACGCATCAACATAAGCGGATGAGGTTGGTAAGTTATTCATTTTCAAAGCACGTTTTACATATGGCCGCCAGCGTTCTACGCCACTCCCACCAACGCTATCGCCACCGCTAACAAGTCCGCCCTGCGGATCTCTTACACCGTTTAAATGCACATGATCATAGTGATCTCCATCGGGCCATGGTCTCCAATCATTGTGAATGCCTGTACCTGATTGTCCTGAACGGTCACGAACCTTGCCATTTGTGATAACATAGCCGATTTTGTTTGCAAACTTCTCAAATGCGTAATTGGCTGCTTCTGTGTAGCGTGGCGAGCCTCCTGTGACACCAGGTAGCGCAATATCAATGGCATTACGTTTACCATGCGAATAGGGGTCACCTGGGCGATATCCTGAAGTAGCTACAAAGCCTGGGAATTTTTTCATAACTTGTTGTGCAACATTAGCTAAGTATTTATAAACTCCCTGCATTCCTGAGATACCTGTATCTAAGTCTCCGGCAGAGAATAATTCAGTAACTTTAGATACTAATGCATCAGTAGCTTTCTTCACAATACCTTTAGCAACATCTAATGGATATTTTACAAGAGAAGATAAATCAACAACATTTCCTAAAACTTTTTTAACTAGATCAAGAGGATTTGAAACAAAGTCCCAAACATCCCCAACTAAATCTCCAAGGCCTGAAGCTTTATCTTTTACCCAATCCCATGACTTGCTTGCCATATTTCCTAAAGCGCCAAAGAATCCAGTACCTTTTTTGTATCGATATTTAGGTCGTTTTTGGCCTAACATCATAGCTGTTTCTTCAGCTGGAATAACATGAGTACCTGGGGCACCCCACATTGTTACATTACGTCCTTTTGGAATCATTACATTTCCATTAGGAGAAATAACCGCTTCCGCCCCACGGCCATCATTTACCATCATCGGACCACCTGGGTGGCCATCAGTACCTTTAGCGTATTGAGGAACATCCCATTCCTGAATCTTATCTGCGCCTAATTTTTCAAGAACCCAGTTTGCACCACCAATAATTGCGTTAACTGGTCCACCAACAGCTTTTAATGCTGCATTAAACATACCTTTAAAGGCATCTTTAACAAAATGGGCACCATCTGAGATAGCTTTACCTAGTCTAGAAGGTAAATCTTTCATCCAGTTAACAACAGTATCAATACCACCGCTGAATGAGTTTTTGATTCCTGTCCATGTTTCTGTGACCGCACGTGTCACATTGCTTTTTATCTGATTAAACTTGTTCCACACGTTCATAGCCCAACCAGATATTTTATTCCAAGTGTCTCCAATGCCATTACTGAAGAAGTTTTTCACGCTGTTCCATAAATTTATGACTGTGTTCACAACGCTGTTCTTCATTTCAATGAATTTATTACCAATCCATGAAGCCCAACCAGATATTTTTTCCCAAAGCCACTGCAACACGCCCCACAATATTTTGTAGTATTCCACCAAATTATTGATAACGCTCATAACTACGTTTTTCACAGCTGTAAAAGCCGCATTGACTATGTTTCTAAACGTTTCGGATTTTGTATAAGCTACTACCAAAGCACCTGCTAGTGCGCCTAATGCTACACCAACCGCCACAAAAGGGGCTGCCAATGTTCCGCCAGTAATTGCCAGCAACATACTTGCTACGTTCAATGCTTTTACTGCTAATGTAATCCCGCCTATGATACCTACGAGCCATGTTAGTGGCTCTCTATTTTCAACGATCCACGTTCCAATATCTCTCAACCAACCTATAAATTGAGTAATTTTAGGAATAGAATTTTCAATCCCTTTTGTTACTCTGTTGATAAAACCAGTGATATTTTCAACGCCTATTTTTTCTATAATACTTTGTAGCCCATTTATTACAGTGGATTTCATCTGCTCCCAAGAACCGCTCAATGTGTCTGTGGAAGTGGCTGCCTTAACTGCTCCGTCATTCATACCTAACTGTACAATTGCTTGGTTGAACTCGTCGGAAGTGATTTGACCTTGCGCCATTGCATCACGGAAGTTTCCTGTATAAGCTCCGTTTTTCAACATAGCGTCTTGTAACAGTCCTGAAGCACCCGGTATCGCATCTGCTAATTGATTCCAGTTTTCAGTTGTTAGTTTCCCAGCTCCTGCCGTCTGCGTTAGCATCATGGCAACGGATTTGAATGTATCACTAGAACCGCCTGCAACGGCATTCAAGTTACCTGCCGCCTTGGTTAGTTCTGTATAGTTAGGAATCCCATTAGATGCCAATTGTGCGGTTGTGTTCAGAATTTCTTCTAAACCATAAACCGTCTTATCGGCGTAGTCTTTCATTTCTTTTTTCGAGCTTTCTATCTGTGACTTCCCAAAGTTAGCAAACTCCATGGTTTTGGAAAACTTCATCAATGAATCCGATGCGTTTACTGCTTCGCCAACCAAGCCTTGCACGCCACTTACTACACTGCTAATAGCGTTATGCGCTAATCCAGCAACTGCACCAAACGAAAATGCGCTTTTTAGCGAGCCTAATTTGTCTTTTAGCCCATCCAGTTTCCTAGCTGACCTTGTGGACTTGTCGCCAAAATCTTCTATTTTTTTTCCTGATTGATCGCTGGAGCTTTTGAGTGCTTCTAATTGTCTACTGGATATTTGGCTTTGTCGTTCTAACTTTTCTAATGCCCTTTTTGCATCTTCGGTTTCATTTGCTGAATCGCCAAACTCATCAGCCATCAGTTTCACAACTTTGCGCTGTTCTTCGATAGCTTTCTCGGATAATTCCGTTTGTTTGGCTAGCCCTTTTTGTTTTGCTTCAAAAGCTCCTGCTTCGTTACCTGCAGACTTCAACGCTTTTACTTCGGCGTTCATTTGTCGTTCATTTTCTTTGATTTCATTAGATAAATCATTGACGGCTGTTTTGGAATACACCAATTCTTTTTTTGTGTCGTTCAACTGGCGACTGTAAGCATTATATTTTGCGGTAGCATTGTTTATCTGTGTGTTAAGGTTAGCAACTTGTTTCGATTCCTCGCCATACTTGCTAATCGCTTCATCACGGCGCTTTGTTAATTCTCTTACTTTGGCGTTTTGCCCTTCCATAACCGTAGACAAGTCTTTCGTCTTTTGACTAAGTGCTTCGTATGAACGTCCTGCTGAATCATAAGCCTTTAGATTGGCACGCATATTCGACTCAGCTTGTTTGACTTTCGCATTGATTTCGTCCAGCGTGTTACCAAAATTAGTGCTATCTAAACTAATCCCTAGCTTGATATTTCCTGCCGGTTGTCCTTTTCCTGCCATTATTTACCTCCTTCCTCAAGTTTTACCAAGTCTTCAGCCGATAAAAATTGTTTGATGAAATCAGCACCATCTACATATTCTTCGCCACTCTCCACTTCTCCAAAAAGGTGTAACAAATAATGATAGTCGGCTTCGTCCACATCTCTCATCGTCCAACCTGCTTCAATCAAATCTTTGTAGATTTGATCCATTGCTTTCCTAGCTTCAGAAAAACTTATCTCTTTTTGCTCGCCGTCTGCTTTTTTTCATTGTTTCCCAGTTCATTGATTTGTTCAAAAACACTTTCTAATGCCGGTACTAACTCGCTCGCAGTCAAACCGTCTAAAATAGCATCAAATGTAACTGCTGGATCTTGGAAAATATCTGCTGTAATTGCAATCATTGAATCAATTGCTTCTAAATCAGTTAGGTCTGCTTTTTCCGCTTTCTCGTAAAATTTGATACACTCACGCATTGCACGTGCGGAAATATCTTGTTGTTTGAATGTTTTTTTCTTTCCGTCAAGTTTCAATTGCAATTCAATCATTTGTTTTCCTCCTTGTTTTTACAAAAAATAAGGCTAGCCAAAAACGGCTAACCTTGTGTACCGATTTTTGGTTCTGGTTCTTTTGGTGTCCCTGTATCTGTCGTTGGTGTAGATACGGGGTCAACTACTCCCCCGCTTTGTTATTTACCAAGTCCTTGAATTTTTGTAAGGTCATTTCTGGTGATTCTACGGCAGTCATAAATACATACCCACGTTCATCAGAAATGAATTCCCCTTCGATAGAATCGGTTTGCAATTCTACTCCTTTGTCTTCAGCTGTTTTCATGTTGATATCTGGATGACTGAATTTTCCTTTTGTCAATCCCATGAATAAGCGTTTTCCTTCTTTGTTCGCTGTAACCATGACTACCGACACGTAAGGTGCTTCAGTTTCTGAACCAATTACATTTACACCATCCACGGTTTTAGCACCAATGATTTCGCTGTAAATGCCGTTATCCATTAAGTCTGCCACGTCAAGCGTAACTTTTGGCGACGAAACCCCTTTACTTGCAATGAAGAACGGTACGTTTGAAGCGTGTGTTATATTAGAAGGTGCGCCTAATCCAGTAATTTTAGCTTCGATCGCTCCACCTTTCGACTTATCTGCTACTAATTCTTTTAGAGTGCCGTCTGCACCTGTTTTTACGCCAAAAATGACGCTCTCAAATCCTACTGTTGCCATCTATTTTCTCTCCTTTTAATTTAGTGAAATATTTGCTACATATCGTTTGATAATCCGCTTTGCACCTTCCAAGTCCTCGTCATCTGTTTGTTCCGTGTATGCGCATTGCCAACCATTCCCCCTCATAACCTCATCAAGGGCAAAATAAAAGGCATCAACCTCTTTCATGGTTGACACCCATACATCTACCTGTACGTTAAATTGAATGGTCAAAGGATTGTTGCTTGCGAAATCTTCATAGTTGCCGAATATCTCTGTAATTCTGCCAACTGGAAGGCTAGGTACTGTTTGAGCTGATTCCGGAACACTATTGGTGTAAAAATCAATGTTCTTTGTTTTTTCATTGCTATTCAGAATTGAATAGACTTGTGATACTGCCGTTTTCAAAGTCCTAGCCTCCTTTTTACTTCGTCAGCAATGATTTGTGTTACTTGTTTTTCGATTTGCTTTTGTGTTTTTTGTACGAAACCTTTTGGACGTTGTTTGATTGTTCCGAACTCGATAAAGTGCATCCGCCAAGAAACATCTTTGTCATAGCCGACTTCTATCAATCCGTTTTTTACCGAGCTTGTAACCACATGGTTCTTAGCATGTTCTTGCATATACGAACCACGTTTACCGTTTGACTTCGTTCCATCCCAGTAAGGTGTGTTTTGTCGTAACTTTTCTTGAGCGTACTCCCCAGCTTTTCTAAGTGCTGGGCTTTCCACTCGTTGAACGTTTGCTTTTACTTCCCTAAGCGCTTTGTACACTTCGGTTGCATCGACTTCTACACTCATTTTGAAACCTCTTTTGCAATGATTGTCGTGAAGTCCTTCGCAAACTCGCCTTTCGTAATCGTAATGATTTCAAACGTTTTTCCATTCCAACGCACTTTCATATCATTGGTTAGCTCTGATTTTTGTTGGTAGCGGATAATGAACGTCAGTGTTCCTTCCAAAGCCGTACCAATCGACGTCTTAATATCGTTCAGGCGTTGTGTCTGCACACTTGCCCAGCAAGTAAGAATGGTTGTAGAAGTCGGGACAACTTGCCCGTCCTCATCCTTAACAGTCATATCTCGGACAAACTTGATGCGTTGATTTAAATTTCCTGTTTGAATAAGGGGCATACGCTACTCCTCCTCCACAAAAAGCAAATAACTTGCTTTGAGTTGCAAGATTAGGCTTGTAAAACCTAAATCGTACTCTCGCAAGTTCCCACTCACGGTTGCAGAACGCGCTTTGTAATAGTGATCCGCTAATTGCAGAATAGCTAAATTAATCAGATCAACTGTGTCGCTTTCTTGCGTATAAAAAGAGGGCTTATCATTTCCGATAGCCCCTTTAATGTATGCAATTGCAGCTTGTGCCGCACGGCTTACTTCCACATCGTCATCATCGGTATCAATCTTTAGTGCGTTTTTGATTTCGTCTAAATCCATTCTAGGATCAAGAATCATAAGAAATCAGCTCCTTAAACTTTCGCCGGTGTCTCGTTCGCAATAGTTGTAAATGTAGCCAAAACAACCGCTTCATCATCAACTAGTTGCACATCGAAGCGATCAATGACGCGTACTTTAGTGGTGTCTGTTTCAAAAGCTCCACCACCAATATTCGTTGTCAGCAAGCTCATGTTTTCGCGATCATACAATGTAACGGCTTCTTTCAGATCACCAATGTACAGTGGATATTTAGGAGCAGCTTGTGTCCCTTTATTTGGCAAGAAACGAGAAGCAATTTTCTTGATTGGTTTACCTAAGAAGGTATATCCAGTTGCAGAAGCTACGTCTTTTTGTAACAAGTAAGATCCATCAGCACGTTTCACTTTATCTAAAACATTGAAGCCATCTTGGTTTGTAATAAACATAGATGTAGCTTCGATAGCTGGATCAAGTTGGACGTTTACGATATCTTTAATTCCATCAACATCTTTAACATCTTTCTTTTGTGCCGCTTTGATTCCATCAATAGCTGCCAAGATTTTTGTATTGCGAGTAACAACTACTTTTTTCGCGATCCATTTAGACAACCATGCCAAAATGTTTTCGGCGGTATCTTTTAGCAAGCTGTTAGTTACTGTGGAAATACCTGCATAGCGTTTGATCAAGTATTTAATCAAGTAAAGTGCAGGATCGTCATTTGCTGGGATTTCACCGTCTTCAGTATCCAAAGCAGTCAACGGTGTAATATTAGACCATTTTTCATAAACGCGAGAACCGCTGGTAGTGGTCACTTTTTCAACATTTACGTATTCTTGTAATGAGTCAAACCGACGAACCAAAGTATGAATAGTCGTTTGCACATCTACAGGAATAGTCAATCCGATAGCATTACCAGATTCATCCGTATTAGATGTCAAAGTAGCCATAATAGCAGGATCACCATTGACCATCGCTTTAAAGTCTTTGATAAACTTGTTTTTCAAGTTTTCATCTTTTTTATCTAATGGTTCTTTTTTGACGTTTAAGACTTGTTCGGCTTCCATATTTGCCACTTGCTCTTTCAATCCGTCCCGTTTAGCCCGTGCTGCTTTTACTTGTGCTTGCAAACTTACTACATCTTCTTCTGTTTTTTCATCGTCAACCAATGCTGCATTGAGTTGTGCATTTAAGTCAGAGACTTTACTTCCCGCCTCGACCCACGCATTTTTTAATTGTTCTAAATTCATTCGTTTTTCCCTCCATTTAAGGCTTTTAGTTTTTTCTGTAAGAGTGTTTCTTTTTGCGGTGTTTCCGCTTTGAGTATTAAATTTTTCAACTTAGTTACTGCGTTTTTTGGAATAACCGGTTGAGAGGCATTGAGTACCGTTACTGGTGCTTCTGCAAACATAATTTCATCCGCAAAACCTTCCGCTACTGCTGTTTGAGCATTTAACCAAGTATCTTTCGCCATTAAATCAGCAAGTTTTTTCCGATCTAGTCCTGTTTTGATCTCGTAAGCATTAACAATAGATTCATCCACACTGCTTAACATTTCTGCATTGGCTTTTAATTCCTCAGCGTTGCCACTAGTGGTCACCCATGCGTTATGAATCATGATGTGTGCCGTAGGTGAGATTCTAAGCGGTTCGCAAGCACAAGCAATTACACTCGCAGCACTTGCCGCAATGCTCACAATATTTCCAGATACCTTCCCTGGATAGGCGCGGATAGCGGTATATATTTCGCTTGCCGCTAGGACATCCCCACCGTTCGATGAGATATCAAGTTCTACTTCATCCCCCGCTGCTTCTGTAAGAGCGGCAGAAATTTTCCCTGGTGAGATACAATCGATCCCAAACCAGTCATAAAGCCACGCGGTATCGTTATCCACGACATCGCCGCTTAACGTCACTTTTTTCATCCTTCCACCTCCCTTCGGTGCAAACTAAAAAAGCCTAACCGTTTTCGGCTACGCTTTTAGACGAGGTTGTTTTTCTTAATGTTGGATCCATATCGATTGGATATAGGTCTCCGGAAATATGGTAATCATCCATACCGGTTTTATTTATTGGCTGCAAGTCCTCAAATCTTCGAACATCATTGGCAGAATATGCTCCGCCTCGCCGCATAATTTGATAGAATTGGCCTCTTGCCTGAGTATCAGCTCTTAGCAAACTTGCGATATTAAACTTGTATCGATAACCCTTAGCTTTTTCAGCTCTCGATAGTGTTTTCTTATTTAGTTCCGCTTCATATTGATTAACGGTCGGTACTAGATTGTATGTCAAAAACTCCATATTGAGCTGTTCCTGTGAAGAGTAACTCGACTGGTTATTCCCGATGAAATGTTCCGGCACGTTGTAGACCATCGCGATTCTGGAGCGAGATATTTTATCAGTATCTAAAAGCTTGCTGTCTACCAGCTCTCGTTGTAAACGTTCGATTTCTACACCGTTTTCTTCCACAAGTAGTCCACCGTTTTGTCGATAAAAATCAGCAATGTTTTTAACTGTAGCTTTTTTAGCTTCTTCATCCATATTGCTAGCAAACTTAACTTTTAGCCCTTCATTACTTCCTTTAAGCTGACTTAAAGAGATTTTTCGGACTTCTCGATCATATCCGAGGGTATTCGTTAATACTTTTGTGGGGTCTGCACCTTCCAAGCCGCCAAACCTCGGTTGTTTAAAATGGAGCATTTCCATGTAATGTACATAGATAACTTGCTTGTAACTGCCTTTGTCAGTCGCAGTTACTTGGTAGTAAAGCTCCCCGCTATCCATATCAATCACTGGATGGCAAGCACCAGGTTTTACTAACGCCATATCTGCTACTTCTCCATTGATATTTCGGAAAATCTGCACATACGCATTCCCTTGGTAGTTTCTCAAAACTTCCACGTCCCGGAAAAAATCAAACTTTGTAAAATATCGAGGGCCTTCGCTCAACAAGTTGTATGCAGGACAGTCGTCCGGTTGGCCAAACTCCACATCTATCATTTTGAGAGGGAGAGACGCAAAAACGTTCGATACACGGCTAATTACGGAAAAAATCCCTTCTGATATTTCATCTTTTCCGACTAAATACGGTATCAATCCCGGGTCATTCAAAAAATACTCTTGTTTGCTCGCTTTCGGCTTCGCTCGGCCAAAAGAACGCAAACGATCTAAAATACTCATTCCTCCACACCTTTCTTACATATTCATTAAATCGGAAATCGAGTAATAGGTTACTTTCCCGGTTCCGACAGGATTAACCAACATATTCAACACTTCGGCGTGGCTGTTCAAACTTGCTGCAAAACCATCTATTTTTCTACTCTTGGACTGCTTAGACGGCATCCAGTTTGAGTTGCGATCCATCACCAGCTTGACGTTGGATAGATACCATCGGTAAAGCTTGGAATTGTTGAAAATCACTTTGCCGTCCAATAGCATTTCCTTGAAGTTTTGCATCGGACCACCTAGCGATAGAAACCCTTGACGGATCTCGGCAGTTTCAAATCCTGCATTTTCTAATTCCTTGTTCAGCCGCAGTGCTTTAGCCTTGTCGTAATTGATTTTTACAATGTCGTAGATCTTTGAATTTTCCACAAACCAGTTCAAGACGTATTCATAATTGACGTAATCACCAGGAATAATCGTTAAATCCCCCGCCTTTTCCCACGCTTTGATACGCTCCTGGTTATTATCTCGATCATATCTAGCTTGCGGGATCCATGTATGTTGCAAAATGAATACCTCGCCGGTTTCAAGCGGGAATTCTAAAACAGCTGCGGTAAAGTCTTCTGTTTCGGACAAGTCAAAACCACCGACACACTTTTTGCCTTCGAGCGTTTCAATGTCAATGGTTTTATTGTTTCTCTTAATCGTTGGCATATCGACAAATGACAGCTCATCGATATCGGAAAACAAGTTAAATTGCTTAGTGATCCAGTCAGCATATTCTTTTGGATCTTTTTTATCCTTAACATAGTCATCTAGCATGCCAACAAAATTCATTAGACAAATATTCGGATTGGCTTTGATCCATAATCTTGGGTCATCAGCCTCTTCCGCACTGTCAAGTTTTGCCAGATAATAGAAAGTCCGTTCATCGATGTCATCTTCCAAATGTTCCAAACAGTCCACACCTTGCTCAAAATAAGACATCAACGGACCATCTAATACATATCCAGCAGTTGTGATATAAACTATCAGAGGCTGTTTTCTGGTTCCTCTTGATTTCTTGATAACGTTGATCAGCTTGTAATTCGTAAACTCGTGGATCTCGTCAAAAATACCAAAATGAGTGTTTAGCCCATCCAATTTCCGGCTATCTGAGGCGCGTGGTTCCATTTTAGAAAAGGCGGGAGCATAATTAATACTTGATCGTTTAGGCTTACCAAATTTCTTAAAGAGCGCCGGCGATTGTTTGACCATTTCTGCGGCCTTATCAAACAACAAGCTTGCTTGATCACGAGCATTTGCCAATACGTAAACGTTGGCGCCTTGTTCATCATCATAAGCGACCATGTATGTGGAAAGGCCCGAGATAAGACTTGTCTTCCCGTTTTTACGTCCAACAAAAATAAGAGCCTCGCGGAAGCGACGCTCTCCTGTATCACGATGTACCCATCCGTACATGGATCCAATTATGAAATGCTGCCAAGGTTGCAAAACAAACGAACCAAAGTCGCCTTCAGTTGGTTTACATTTTTTTTCGATATATCTAATAGGCCGGTGACCTTTTTCTTCGTCAAAGATCCAAGGAAAATCATCTGTTCCTTGGCGCTGCAAATCACGCATATGCCGTTTAGCAGCTTGAATATTTTCTTTGCTGGCTGGTATGCTTCCATCGATTAATCGTTCCGCATACCAAGTAGTTAACAATTCCGGATATGGACATTTTAAAAAACCACCCCAAGAAGCTTGCTCCTCAAGATAGCTTTGCCAATAGTCCACACGTTCTGTGTAAGACATATCCAAAATATTAGAAGTCGTCATCGTCATCACCACCATCATCAGCCATCTTAATAGCTAACTTAGCTCTGGCTGCTGGTGATAGTCCTAAATCAGCGCCAAAAGAACGGAGATTCCGCGACGCTGTATCCATCTGCCGAGAGAGTGGGTTACCAATTAATTCATTAGGTTCATTAAACGGCTCACCTCTCGCCTCTGCCTCCTTTTTCGCAAGCGCATAGTTCAACTTGTACTCTCGTTGTAGTTTTCGAAGCTGTTTTTCTAAAGAAACGTATTGCGAATACCAATTGGAGTAGAGAGCCATTGTATGGACGTCCGGATTACTGATTAAATCCACAGACAGCAATTCATCAGCGATAAACTCAAAGGTATCCTTTCCTAGCGAATCTAGCCATAACGGCGGTTTGATTTTGTCAGTAGCCATTTTTAATTTGTCTTCTGCGGCCGCTCGCTTGCGGAGTTCTTCGGTATTCTTCTTATTTGGGTTTCCGTTTAATAATTGTAATTTTGCACTCTTCGCTGGTTGCGGCATAATATCACCTTCTTTCAAAAGATATATTAAAATCGTTATCACAATCCTTATAATTAAGTTATCGGCAGTGCTGTGCCGAAATTTTTTAGGGAGGGATTCCTATGGGAGAACTCTATAAACCCGGCGAAGACAATAAACCAAAAGGAACCTATAAAGAAGTGGGACCTCGTGGTGGAAATGTCCAAGGCGGACGAGAAGTAAAAATTGATCCAGGCGACCGATTACCTCCTACTTCTCAAAAAGGAAACAAATGGACTAAGAAATAGCTTCGTCCAAAGCCGGCTTAAATTGGTCGGCTTTTTCCTTTTTCTCCAAAAAACTTGAAAAGCGGTCTTTTTACGAAGGAAGGACAGCACCGTTCTTCTCAAGCCTTACTCTTTAATCTTTTAGAGTAGGGGGGCTACCTTCATTTCGCTGCAAACTTATCTTTCAGGAGTTGAATACATTTTAACGATATGTGATTTAGGTTTTGGTTTCTTCTTCCCGCCTGATCTCTCTGGATGCTCTCTGTTGTGACAAGCTACACAGATACATTCAAGGTTATCTACGGACCAGAACAGTGACAGGTCTTCCCTCGCCTCGACTATGTGATGGATGATCGTGCCCCTTGTGTTCCGCCCTCGACGCTTGCACTCTTGGCACATGCCGAAGTCCCTAGCTATTACTACTTGCCTTAGGTCTCGCCATCGTTTGGTCTTGTACAGTTTGTCTATCTCGTCTCTAGGTCTAGCTTCTTTCATTTACATATCTCTCTTGTGCCCAATGATTTTTCTATCTAAGTACTTGTTATTATGTGAATCATAATATTCAACAGTGATGTCGTTAGCTCCTCTATCATCATTAGTAAAATCATCAGTCTTCCAATGATACGAGACATCTACTAATCCTTTAGGCAATTCATCCAACCTCTCACCTTTGTACCAAACTTCTGGTACTGAATCTGTATCCTTCAGTTTGATTTCTAGTAGGTTAGGTTTGGTGTTCTTAGTTACCGTCTCGTATAACGTTTGCCCATCATGTGTTATCTTCATGTACCAATCATTAGCTTCTACCTCTTTGATTGATGTCGCAAAATGAGTACCTATTTTTTCGCCAGTCACACGATCTTCTCTTTCAGAACGAACCATGAATTTCTCATCGTGGTCATCAAGATAGAAAAAGGTTACCTCTTTGATACAACCTTCTATATCTTTATGAGGCGTTTTGATAAGCACCTTCGGATAATTAAAGTCTCGTTCGTCAATGAAAGGTTCATCTTTCCTATTCCAAAACATTATCTCAACCACCTCTCTATGTTGTATTGAATATACTCGTCTTTCCAATAGCCATGACCACAGTAACGAAGATTGTACTTATCAATCTCATTTGGTGTAGCTTCCCTGGTCATTTCAATGATGGAGTACTTCTTTTTAATCTGAACTGACTGGACAACCCTTACTGGATCATCATTATTCGGATGCGGGTATTTATTTGTTAGTGATACATACCAGTAGTTTCTCATTATGTATCACTCTTTCTGTTGGTTACTGGCAGAAAAGGTTCGCATCATAAATTCCATAGCCTGTCCTTCATTAAACCCTTGTAGAATAAGCTGATCGTAGAAATACTTAGCTTGCTTTGCGATTAACGTTAAGCTTTTTTGAGTTTCGTAGAATGTCGCTTCCATGGTTTGGTTTGCTTCATTCGTTTTAAATAACTCTCTTAATTGGTTTTCGTTCATTAGTTTACTCTCCTTTTAAAATAAAAAGACCACTCAAAGAGTGATCTAATATGTAATAGCAACCTACACACAGACAAGTCTAATACTTCCTGCGCCTACCCACTTCCTCAATACCTCGGTTGCTAGCGGTTTTACTTTCGGGATCTTGTACCGCAAACCCAAAGTCACTGGAGTGGAATCGCACCACTCACGTACTAGTCCTTTCTAGTTTTGTACAAGGTCCCGATAGTGCGCCATACGCTTCCTACCTCCACCTTTGCGTCTTCTATTTCCGCCACAGCGACAAATTAATATTGTGAAAATAAATACTAAGTGTATAATTTTATTTATCAGCGAGTGGTCCGCTGAAATAAATCAAAAGGTGGTGAACCTATGAAAATTACTGCTGCTATCACTAAAGAGCAAGGCGTCACATTTACAGTTGTTCTTGTTAAAACTGGTGTAATTTCTTCTTCTAATAGAGAACAAGTTAGAACTAGCGCTCCAAGCAATTTCCCGCGACCTATTATTTTAGCTGAACAATCACATGGGAAAATGAAATATCATGGTAGAACAGATATCGTAAGATTCCTTTCTAATGTTCCTTATCAGGCTTTGCCGTGGAAGGACTATACTTTATAGGTTCTGCTACTGGAGTGTTGACATTCCCTTCTGGTAAATCAATGCTCCAATTTGCTTTTACAAAAAAACTTGAGTTCTCACTTTCATCGTTAGATACAAGATTTGCTTTATCATATTTTGATTCCATCAACTTACCCTCCAATACATAAATTAATAGACAGCAGCGGATGATAGATAATAAGAACAATTTAGAAGGAGTTAAAATTCACATCCTTATTCTTAATATTTCCGCTGCTGTCTATCGAAGCTTAATTAAACGATGAGGGAGATTTCCTCCCTTGCATTTTATTTTGTCGAAGTCCTGTTTCCTAATCTTTCGACACTATCATAATATCACTGATAAATGACTAAAAACCGCCATCATTCCGCCAAAAAACCGCCAAATTATTTATAAGCAATTTTTTCCCCATGTTTATACGCTTCTGCAAACTCTATTAGAGCTTCCGACTTCATCCGCTGTATGCTTCTTTCTGAATAACCCACTTCACGGCTAATCCTGTAGTTTGAGAAGCTATCTGGCACACAGAAGCTGTAATAGAGTATCTGACGGCTAATCAGACTAAGAGCCATCAAAGCCGCTAGAATCGCATCTCTCTCCGCTTCTATATCCATCATTTGAATGATCGCGTCTTCTGCCTTATTACCGTGCTTCGGTGCCTTCGGCATATCCGTAATAATCGGCGACTTAATATCTATCAAAGAGCGACCTGCCATCCGCTCCAAACGCCGAAAGTTCTTCAGCACATCTCTCGCATTACATCTTGTCTGTTTGAAATCTACCTCTCGTAACAATTGCATCAAGTCAAACCGCTCCTTTATGTGATATAATAAACTTGTCGGATTTATTATGTTAGTCGGAGCGATCCGGCTTTTTTTATTTGTCATTGATTAGTTCAATATCCACCAATCTCGCTACAGCTAAATTCTCTTTGCTTTTCGCTAACCACTTGTCACATTTCATCGTGTTTTCAATACGAATGATTGCTGAGTTTGACAGTATCTTTTCTACATATCCACGAAATGGATAGATGAACTCTTCTGCTTCACATCGAACCATGTCGCCGACTTTGAATTTTGGTTTCTCACGTGTTTTAGGGTTCTTTGTCGGCATATCTAGCAATAAACCGCCGATACCATGACTACTAGCGTAAAATCCGTCTTTTAGTTTCATTATGCTTCCTCCTCAATCGTCCAAGCATTTGTAAATTTCTCTAAGCTTATTAGTTCATCTTCATTTAAATATCCGTAACCATATAAGGATTCTAAAAGGTCGTCTTTAGAATATCCTCTAAAGTCAAGTCTGAGACCGCTTAGGATGTATACAAAGGTTTTATTTCCATAAAACTTGATTGTGTATGCTTTCATTTCTATTCCTCTTGTTCTAATCCCCATTGAGCGAATGCTGCTAGGACTTCATATTCTTGTTTACAATCCAATAGTTTATAAGCTTTGCGTACTTTATTAGGTAATTTTCCTAATAAATTTTTATCAGAAAAAGCATTAACAGATAATATTGGTGCTTCTCTAGTTAAAATTGTCTCGCTTTTCAACCACTCCAACACGATCTGCTGGTTTTCGTTGAGTGCTTGTCGATGAGTGAGAACTTTACCCGATTCCCAATCTCCTGTTTTTCTAGCATATTCATATTGTTCTGCTGTTAAGTAATCGCTCATCCTTCTGCCTCCTCTTACACTGGCACAGCAAATGGCCAGTATCCTTCATCAATTGCTTTTATTTCTGATTCCGTAAATTTCATATCATCAAAATCGTTGTTGTCTGCAATTGTTATATTTCCTCTATCATCTTTCATTAGATACGCCTCTAAATCCCAACGATTAAAATACATAACTGGCAACTTCACATAATACAACGGCTCTTTCTCGACCTCGTAGCCGTCTAGCCAAGCACGAGCAAACGTTTCTTGATTATCTTCAATCCATCTATCAGCCTTGCTATACTCAACACCGTAGAGGTTCCACGGCTTGAATGAAATAGCTAGACTATCGCCTTTCTTTTTAGCGTATTCTATCCAATCCGCCACAAACTTCGGCACAACTGACTTCTGCGGTTCTTCTATTTGTTTATTCATTACTGTTCCTCCAATAACTCGCTATTCTCCCAAATATTTCCAACGACTTCGTATTCCACAGGAATAACGGATGAATACCCCATTCTTGTATAAACATTGAATCCGATGTAATAAACAAGATCACCAAAATCCTCTTCATGCCTTTGTTCCCCAAATGTCACTATTTTTTTCATGCCATCTGCAAGAACGATATCTCCTTCAAATATCTCCACACCATTCTTATCTTTCAGTCCTGTGGATTGCATAAGCACATATTTATCTGGAGCCATTTCAGCATGAGTGATCAACCTTCCTGCTTGCCCATATTTCATTTCTTGTCCAATTGTTTTACCTTTAAATGGTGTGTACCACGCTCTAAACTTCGGTATCATTCGCTGTCCTCCTTCAAAATAGAAGCCGTTTCTGATTTTTTTAAACTAGTCCTTATTTCCTCAGACCAACTATCAAAAACAGTCTGAATATAGGCTGCGAGTATTTTTCGATTTTGGCTTAAAGCAATATACGGATCAATCAAAGCAACTTCTGCGTGTAGACGATAATAAGCAATACAATCTATTTCTAAAAATCTCAAACGATCAATAGCATCATTAATGATAAAATCTGTAACGTTTTCTGCTGTATTTAAACCATCTGCATATTCAGGCAGGACTTCATTATTGATGAACTCAGCCACATCTTTTGGACATAAATCAGTCAGTTCTTGTTGTGTATAGTTCATTTGCTGCCCTCCATGTATTCGTCTAATATCTCTTTATATTTCTCTACAAATTTGAAACGATCTTGATGGAGCTTCTGACTCCAACCTGTTTGCTGATCCAGCTCACGCATCTGATCGAACCCTTTTTGAATTTCGTTGTAATAAAATTCAATGTTTGCTGCTGCTTTCCAATGCCTGCTACTTCGCACTCCTGCTCCTGTTTCAGCCATTTCTAACTTAACTAATTCAGCTCGTTCTTTTGATTTTTTGTCTTTCTGAATCTTCAACATGATTTTCTTGAGGATGATGTCACTGTATTGTGTAATGAGATTCATTATTTCTCCTCCTCAATCTCACATGCCTGTTCAAACTGTCTAGTGATGTTTTCTAACGCTTTTTTGTACTCGATAATACTTTTTATCGTTCTTTCTTCACTTAACACGTAATCGCGTTGTATCGCCTTTAAACACGATAAGACCGTTTGAAAGTATCCGATATCTGCTCGTGATTCTTCTTTTGTTTCTGTGTAGCGGATGTTTCCTTCTTCGTCTCGTCTTACCTTCGATAAGACAATGTTTCTAGAATCACTGGTAATTCGATAATCTTCGATTTTCATATCTAGCATTTTTTCTCCTCCACATACCTAAATTGTCGTCCTTTTGAATCAATCCACAAACTCCTAGCTCTATCCCAAATAATGTTTTTGCTCAGACCAGTAATTTCAGATAACTGTTCAGCGGTACCTGTTACTAGAATTCGGTCACCATGCCAGATTGCAATTTTTCTCGGCATTCTCCGTCTGGTTTTTTCAGCCCACATTGATTTACCGAGCTTTTGGACTTCTGCAACTATTTCTTTGTCCTCCTGCCAATTCTCAGAATATGTCAGTTCGATGATTCGTTTCATTGCTGCTTTCTTATCCACGCTCATTCCTCCAATCTACGAATTTCCCTTCTTAAATTTTCTATGTGCAAATCGATTGCCTTTCTAGCCGTTTCATTGACCATCACTGCCTTTGTTCGTTCCAGATCGTCAATCTCACGCTGAATGTTTCGAATACGCATTTGAATCACTTCTTCTGTTGTCATGACGATCCCTCCACGTATCTAAACGTTCTCTTCTTAACGTCTGTGTATCCACACCTAGCTCTTTTTCTCACGATTTTCTCGTGCAAGCCTGTGAGACTTGCTAACTGTTCAGCTGTCCCTGTCACTAGAAGTTTGTCACCGTGCCAAATTGCGATTTTTCGCGGTCTTGGCTTGTTGCTCTTGTCTGCCCACATCGCTCTTCCAAGCCTCATCACTTCTGAAGCAGCTTCTTTTTCATTTTGCCAATCTTCTGAATAAGTCAATTCGATAATTCGCTGCATTGCTGCTTTCTTATCCATCCCGACGTTCCCCTTTCAATAATTTGAGTACTTG